CTGTTTGTAATGCATCAAATGCGTGTTTGACTGCAAGCAGGGCGGCCAGTTCAGATCTTGGGTGTGAGGACTGTTGCCGATAAGGAGATTTAATAAAGACTAAGGGGGATTTAAAATGGCTGAATTAAAACTTGAGTATGCTCCGGAAGTGGAAAAGGTTGCTAAGAAACTGATTCAAAAGCACCACCCACATTTAATAGAAGCAAATATCATTTATTTGTTTAGGCGCGGGACATGGACTTCCAGGAGGAAAGCGTGCTTCGGCAATGCTGAAAAGGCCAACCCAAAGCTCAAGTACCTGACAGATGGAACGGACTTTATTATTACTATCCACTACGAGACTTGGCAGATGCTTCCTCCCTCAGCCCGGGAAGCACTGGTTGACCATCAGTTATGTCACTGTTCCCGGGGTGACGATGACAAGCACGGGAACCCGACCTGGTATATTGAGCCCCACACCGTCGAAGATTTCGCTGCCATTATCCGGAGGCACGGGCTTTGGGCAGAGGACCTGAAGATGATTGTCCGGGCCCTGGAGGCTAACAAGACGCATCAGACTGAGCTGTTTACTGAATATAACTATGAACAGTCGGCCAGTGCAACGTGCAGTAGAGCACATTTCGATCCTAATGACTGCCCGGAAGCCTGCGCAGATTACGTGCGGTGCAGACAGACTTGGGCTGTAAATAAGGAGGTCACTGACCATGAGCAAGAGGACTTGGGTGATCCAACTGAGGAGGACGGATATGACCATCAAGAGGAGTCCTCAACCGATCCGTCAGTTATGGGTATGGGGGCCGGAGAGGCCGCGGCATCTCAACCGCTCTTCTAAGTTGATCGTGTTCATTTTCTTAGCCGGGCTGTTAGTGTGGTTACTGCTGTTCGGCAGTGACCACATACGGGCCAGGGGTGTCTCACCTGTTTCGGTTATGACAAAGCCTTATGTGGTGCGGGCTGGAGACACTTTATGGTCCATTGCGTCATACCTGGGTGAAACGGTTGGCGAGACAAATGAAACGGTTTTGCAACAAAATGACACGGTTGTCACGGGTTTGTCACGGGGTACCCGAAACACAGGCGAGACAGTTTGGCTGATCCAAAAAATTAACGGCCGGGACGGGAAACTTCTGGATCCATTAATTAAGCCAGGGCAGGTAATTTATATACCGGAGGATTGATACAGCATGCCAAAAGGAGATAGAGATATCCTTAAAGCGGACGTAGAAGACGGTTATGGCAAGGTAGCTAATTTGTTATTTGAAGCGCTGGCCTATTCGAAGCTTAACGGTAAACAGGTTAGTATCTGTCTCTTTATTATTCGCCGGACTTATTGCTGGAATAAAAAAGAAGATGAGATATCTCTAAGAGATTTTGCCACGGCATGCGACACTTCGGAGTCTTATATATCGAAACAATTAAAACAGCTTATTGAGTGGAACGTAATCTCCAGGACCAACTACCAACCTGGGAAGGTCCCAACCTACTCCATTAATACAAGGGTTGCACAATGGTACAAGGGTTGTATAAATGTGCAAGGGTTGAACGAATGTATAAAACAAGGGTTGTACAATTGTGCAAGGGTTGACCAACCTGAAACCCTTGAGGCTGTAAGTGAGGAGTCGTCCGGAAAGAAAGTATTAAAGAAAGATATAAAGAAAGATATAGAGGATACTAACGTATCCTCACCTGACGGTGCCGCCGAAATGCCCACCAGCCAGGAACTTATCGTTGAACTCACAGAAAACTACCGGAAGATTCCGGGTGTTACCGGTACCAAGGGTGACTACGCATTTATTGGTGCACTTTATAACGAGTATGGTTACGGCCAGGTACTGGTCGGTTTAAACCGTTTACAGATGGCAATGGCTGTCCAGGAGATAGACAAGCCACTAGTTTATCTCAAGGGTATACTCAACAATAATATCCGGGGACCTACCCGGTCACAGAGTATGCCCCGGGCCTTTGCCAGCCTGCAGGAATACGCAAAGGAGGATAATCATGACCAAAAAAGAGGTGTCAACCCTGTTGGCCTGGGCCGCAGCTAACTTCCCCGGGATGCAGGAAAAGGATCTTAGGCCGACAGCTGCACTCTGGGAAAAGATGCTTTCAGATATGCCATATTCCCTGGCTGAAAGTGCCTTGATGAAGATTATCGCCACGTCAAAGTTTTTTCCTACCGTTGCCGAAATACGCCAGGCTGCCGAACAATTAAAAGGAGAGTCTCTCCCCTCAGCTGACCAGGCCTGGCTGGAGGTCATGGAAGCGATTAAAAGTGTTGGTTCATACGGCATTCCGGTCTTTTCTCATGAAGCAATTAAGAACGCGGTGTCGACCATTGGATGGACCAATATATGCCGGTCGGAAAATATAGGTGTGGAGCGGGGACATTTCCTGAAGGTCTATGAGGCTATCAGGTGCCGGCATGAAGATGCAAAAATAAACCAACAGGTCTTGTCGCTGGTCAGCGCCACGTCCGTGGGGCTGTTGACGGGCGGCCGGACTCCGGAGAAGGTGAATTAGTTTGGGAATTTACGGCTGTTACATATGCTTGGACAGGGGTTTTATATTATACCAGGTAAATGGGCTCGAACATGCAGCGCGGTGTACCTGTAAACAGGGCCAGGTTAAATACAGCGGTCTGCCGTCTATAGACAAAGTCAAAAGCGCCCCGGACATCCATCTCATTGAGGTAAGAAACCGGATACCCAATGCTTTTAAATAACCAGTGGGGGAGGAAAATAATTTGGCTACTGAAGAGGTTTTATATATAACCGGCCGATCCGGGAGGACCAGGCGGTCCAGGGTGTTGCGGAAAATGGCCGTTTTAAAGTTCAGCCGGGGAGGTGATCGGCATGGTGTACTGTTACCGCGTACGGTGCCGCCTCCGAAAGTACTGCATCAGTAAGTACAACAAAAATTTTAAGTGCAAGCACATGTCACCCCATTACACCAGGATCCCCACGCAAAGAACTCCTAGGGATTTCTATGAATGGCTTAACTCGGATTGGCTTAATTCGGATTGGTAAGAAAAACGCGCTTATAGGCGGAAGGGGTGAGGTGGTTGAACACTCGCAGAAAAGACTGGAAACCAGACCCTCTAATCAAACGCCTATTAGATGCGCAACCAGGAGAAGTATTAAAATGGCACATTCAGACAAATCCCGCACAACAACCTCGGCCCCAGCCGCTGGATGCAGTATACCTGCCGGGCCCGCCGAGCCGGAAAGGTAGATCCGGCAGGCGGCGAAAAAAGAGAAAAAAGCCGGTACGACTGCAAAAAGACTTATGGGGAACATGAATATATGTCCTAAATTTACCAGGAGGGTGAATATGGCAAATTTTATTTAAATTCGGCCAGATATCATAATTGTAAATGTTGAATTGACAGTGTATGATATTGGGTAGAGGACGTACCCCTAAAACAGGGTACGGCCTCATTTTTTATGCTATAAGACTCAATATTACCCGAGAAATACGGAAGGTGGTACCCATGTCCGACACTCTGATTGGCAAAATAACGGGCTCGAAAGTCGAAAATTCCCCTCACCGTATACAGATCGAGAAGTGGCTGGAGGAGGGTAAGGGCCCACGGGTGATCTCCCGGCTGCTGAAAGACCAGTTCGATGAAGATATTAGTTATTCGTCTATCGACCGTTACAGCCGGAACAGGGCGGCCAGGAGCCGGGTGAGGGCAGAAGGTATTATTTCAGATTTGGAAAGAGAGGGTATAATTGAGCACGTCAACGCTATTGTGTTCCTGCGGTCAGTGGTGGCCAAAGTCAAAGCCGCGCTGGATAAAAACGAACTGGATTTCGAGTTGAAAGACGGTATCCAGGCAGCGAAAATTCTGCTTGAAAAAGATAAGTCCAATGAATTTATCATTCAGATCATGGGAGATGAGGACTATAGGGTCTTGGTTGATGCATTGGAGATGATATCCGATGGCGCTAAATCAGAAATCATTGAAGCTATTAAGCGAGTTAGAGACCAAGTTGACAAAGAATCTGACTCCGATAACTGATATCGTTGAGTGGATCCAGAAAAAACACATCGTAAACGAGAAGGGCAAGCCCCTGGAGTTCGTCCAGAGGTCTTTTTTACTGGACATTTTTCGGGATGAATCACCAAGACTGGTTTGCAGGAAATGCTCCCAGATAGGTTTTTCCACGACAGCTATCCTGAAAACCATTAGAATGGCCCAAGCAAAAGGGCTAAACTGTATTTACACCCTCCCCACGGACGATGACGTAAAGATTTTCGTTGACTCCAAAGTTAATAAGATTATCGAAAAGAACCCGGTAATCCGGGAACACCTGACCTCTGACTCTGTCCACAAGAAGCAATTTGGGGACGGTTTTATTTTTTATCAGGGCACAAAGGGCCAATCAAAAGGGATTATAACCTCTTCTGACCTCAACGTCCATGATGAACTGGACCGGTCTGATATGAATGTCATCGAAACTTATCAATCCCGCCTCGATGCTTCAGAGTACAAAGGACAGTGGTGGTTCTCAAACCCTTCCAGGCCTAATATTGGGGTGGACGCACTCTGGCAAATGTCGGACCAGAAACACTGGCATATTATATGTCCGCACTGCAACTATTGGCAGTACTTAGACTGGTTTGAAAACGTCTGCTTTGACAGGCAAATATTCATCTGCAGCAAATGCAAACAGGAATTGTCTAATGAGGTCCGGATGCGTGGCCAGTGGGTACCCAAATACCCTAGCCGGGATATATCCGGCTACTGGATTTCTCAGTTAATGGCTCCCTGGAAGTCGGCTGCCGAGCTTATTCGGATCCAACAGACAAGCTCCACGGAGTTTTTCTTTAATTTCCAACTGGGTTTACCTACTATAGGTGACGGCCTGCAGGCTGATAAGGCAATTATTCTGCAAAATTGCACTGATATAGAAACTGTGCCGGCGCCAAAACTGAAATTAATGGGAGTTGACCAGGGTAAGCACCTTCACTGTGTTATCGGTAATGAGTACGGAATCACCAAAGCAAAAACTCTTACGAATTGGGAAGACCTAGAAACTCTGTTCAAATACGAGGGTATTAATTTATGTGTAATCGACAACCTGCCAGATACTAAAAAGGCCACGGAGTTTGCCAACAAGTTTCCTGGCAGGGTCTATCGGTGTGTTTACGACTATAACGATAAACGCAAAGAGATGTTCGAGTTTGATACTAAGCTCTGGGTGGTTTATGTTCATCGTACCAGGGCGATTGATGCGACAATCGAATCTTACGTAAGAGGCGATACGAAGGTGTTTATAAATCCCCTCGACCCGAGCCTTATCGGCGAAGGTAAACCTGGGGTAATCAGCAACTGCCTCTGTGACCATTGGAGCACGTTGTACGTGGTTGGGGCCGACGGACAGGACAGAAATATCGTGAAGAAGGATCGTATGGGCAACGTAATCAGGACTTGGGAAAGCACCGGTCCTGACCATTATGCCCATGCGAATGTGTATTACGAGGTTGCACGGCAAAGATGGAAAGGTTTTGATGGGGTAAGTGATTATGTTGTTCCGGATGATCCAATGAAACCTCCTAAAACTATCCGCACGGTAAGTGACATTATAGACGAGTGCAGACTGGACTACATGAACGAAAGAGAGGTGTTCTAAATGTTGGCGTATTTCTTAGCCGGTGCCATCACCGTGCTGTTGTCAATAATTTTTGGGGTTATAATAGGCTTCCGCATGGGCCAGGGTCGGGAGCCTCTGGCGCTTCCCAGTTTGACTAACTCGGATGATCCGCCCGAAGAAGATCCAGAGGAGTACAAGTGGGCCCACAGGAAGGAGGCGTGAAGCGTGAGTGTACTTAGTTTGTTAGGCAGCTTTTTCGGCAAAAAAGACGCACAGAACAATCCTGTCGGCCTGGTTCAGCAGTTGGTCAAAGAAGTGACTGCGGAGATGTCCCCGACCTGGGCCCGGTGGGAGCGGTACCGCTTGAAAAAGCGGAACAAATGGTACCTTGAGACTATGACCAAGCGGCTATATTCGACTAACTACCTGGCCACGAAGGTTGAAGCCATTAAGGCCAATATGGCCCTGCAGCTTCCTTGGCCAGAATGCCAAGGAGTTGAGGGAAGTGACCGAAGCATTGCCCAGGCCCTCACTACCCTGCTGACATGGGAGCTTTATAACTGCGGATGGAAAAAAGTCATCCGCCAGGTGGTTGACGAAGGGGAAACCGTGGGTATCGGCTGGCTTAAACCGTGGCTGGATCCGAACAAGTTTGACGGTGAGGGCGGTAACGTCATTGACGTGTGCGCTGGGGACGAGGTCCTGGTGGACCGCAAAGCTCGGACGGTGGAAGAAATCCGGTTTGCCATCCATAAGCAGGAAAATGCCGATGTTGCGGCCCTGGAGCGGGAGTTCAAGAAGAAAATCGTACCTTCCGAAGAGGACCAAAAGCACTGGAAAGACGGCAATGCACCGACCGTTACCAGGTACGAGGCGTTCCTAAAGACCCCTGAAGGCTGGCAGGTTATCCGTGTTGCCGGTTCGACACTGCTCAAACCGCCAGAACCGCTGCCATATGCTCATGGCAGGCTGCCACTTATTCCATATTTTGCAACTGATGAACGAACCTTGTACCCGCCTGGAACAGTCGAGCTTATAGAACCGCTGCAGGACCTGGCCGATGCATTGGATGAACAAATTTATCGAAACATCAGACTTACAGTAAACAGACAAAGAACTGTTCTGGCCGGGGCCGGGGTAGAACCGCACCAGCTAAACAACATCCCAGGTCACTCCTACAAGGTCACGACTCACGAAGCTATCAAGTGGGATTCTCCGCCACCACTGCCGGCGGAAATTTTTGCTTATAGGAATGAAATCGAAAACCGGATTGATATGGTTTCCGGCGTCCACAGGCCTGTGGAAGGCGGTACGCCGGGCGGCGGTGTCACGGCCTGGGGCGCTATAGCCGCCCTGCAGGACTTCTCGACTCGCAGGATTCAGATGAAACTTGAAATCCTTGCTGATGCAGCAACAGAAGTGGCCCGGCAACTGTTAAGTAACATAAAACAATATTATGGCCCATACCGTGTTATCCGGGTTGCCGGAGGGAAGAACTTCACTATCCTAGATGAGTACCCGCCCGAACTTGGGTTTAACGAGGAAACCCCGATTGAGGCGAAAGCCCAATGGCGCGAGCAAAACGGAATTGACCTGGTGCTGTCCGACGTTGACGAGCGGTACGACGTCATAGTAAACGCTGACACTGCGCTGCCTCCGTCCCGGGCTCAACGAGCTCAGACGGCTTTGCAATTGTTTAACTTGCGTGACCAAAACGGCGTACCTGTCATCGACGATGAGGCGTTGCTTGAGGCCCTCGATTGGCCTAGCCGGCAGCAGATTATTAACCGGAAGCGTCAGGGCATTCAGGCGACACAGGCACAAGTACAGCAGATGATTGGAGGTGTAACCAACCAAGAAGCACTACAGTCAATGATGAGCGGCGGCCAGATGACACCGCCCGAAAGAATGCCCGTGATATAACCCGTCCTCAGTAAGAGGACGGTAATTTTATGACCAAGCGGCGGCAATACAACCAAGGACAGCCGAAAGGCCAAGCCTGGCATTGCCGGACGACAGTCAAAGGAGGAAAAAGCCTATGTTTACTGAGAAGACTGACCTTAAAAACTTAATAATCAATCTTCAAATGTTCGCTGACGGAGATGAGCCTGCAGATGATGCAGATGATGCGGGGTTAATCCTCGACAATGTAGATGATGATACCCCGCCGGCAGGTGATACCAACAACAATCCGCCGGCAGGTGACGATCCGAAAGGGGATCCTAGCTCCGATACTGGCACTGGGGACCCGGGAGACAACCAGCCTGATCCCAACAAACAGGACGGGGAGCAGCCGACCAACTGGGAGGAGCAGTTCAAGCAAAAGGATGCTGATTATCAGCGTCTTGAGCGCCGGTTCACTAAAGTATCCCAGGAGTTGTCAGCTGTCAAGAGCGATCTGGCTGCTCTTGAGTATATCAAGGCGCGTCCGGACCTGGCACAACAGGTTCAGGCCTTAATTGACGCTTATGATGATGACAACCTTCCCCAAATCCAGGCTCAAAGTGAGGTTGAAAAACTGAAGCAGGACTTCGCTTTTGAGAAAGAACTGCTCCGGCTGGAGAGCAGCGATAAGGTATTCGCGGCAAATAAGCAGGCCATCTATGACCATGCTGAAGCTGAGTACGGTATCGATTTCGAAACGAACAAAGACCCCAAAATGCTGAAAATGGTTTACAATGCCTGGAAGGGAGCAAATGCCGAGCAACTGGCCGCAAAAGCGGCATTGGAGGCTAAGAAAGCGGCCGTCAAGAAACAGGATGACCGGCAGAACGCCAAACTTCAGGGATCGACCGGCCCGGGCAAGCAGAATGTTGACTGGTCCAAGATGTCGGACGAGCAAATTCTTGCCGCGCACGGGTTCAAATCTTTAATTGCAGAGGAGTGATTGAGTAATGCCGTTAAATTATGATGCTATAAATGCGCTGGCGCGGAAAAAGTATATCCCCAAACTGACGGACAACTTCTTTAAGAGCCATGCGCTGCTTGCGCTCATGATGAAGGGTGACCGTTACAAGCAGTTCGACGGCCACACCATTGTTGAACCCTTGATTTACGGGGAACTGAGCGGTGTCAAATCCTATAGGGGATATGACACCGTTACTTATGACCAGAACATCCCCATCACTGCAGCCGAATTCCCAATCAAACACCTTGTAGCCCCGATATCCATTGCCGAATCCGAAGACATAGAAACTTCCGGGTCAGGCGATGTGGCTGTGAAAAACCTGATTCAGTCCAAGTTCGAAATTGCCGAACTGTCCCTGAAAAAGCAGTTCGCAGCCCAGTTGTATGCAGACGGTACTGGCAACTCTGGCAAAGATATTACCGGTCTGGGTGCTGTAATTGCCACAACCGGTACGTATGGCGGCATTGACCGGGCTACTTACACCTGGTGGCGGGCAATAATCCACAGTAACTCCGGACAAGTAAGGCCTCTGACGACTAGGCTGCTCAGGAAGCTGTTTATTACCCTGTCAGACGGCCCCGATCAGCCCGACCTGATAATCCTGACGGATGCTCTCTGGAACAGGCTTGCTGAACTCCATGAGGGGAAAATCCGGATTACTACCAAGGATTCTGTGTACCTGGCTGATATGGGCTTCCAAGTGCTCGAGTTTATGGGTAAGCCGGTGGTGGCAGACAAAGATGCCCCTGCAGGTACTATAATGGTGCTGAACACTAAGTACCTGAAACTTCGTTACAGCCCGGCTGCCAACTTCAGGACCACTAAGTGGCGCAGGGAGTCCGGGGCTCACTTTATCGGTCAGATTCAGGAAATTCTGTGGTCCGGGAACCTGACCTGCTCAAACTGCAGCAAGCAGGGTAAGCTGACTGACCTGGATGAAGCCGGGTATTAATAACTGAGACGTGACGGGGAGGGGGTAACTCCTCTCCCGTTATTTCTTAAGTAAGGGGGGAAATATGATGTTAGTTCGTAACGACTCAGGCCGGACGGTAAAAGAAACGTTTTTTGGGCACGGGACCATCGAGATTGAGAGCGGTGAAGAAAAGGACATCCCGGAAGAGGTCTTTAAGGCCTGGCAAAGCCCAAACTACTGGGTAGGCTCTCAGTGCCCGCTGGTTGATGTTGCTGCCGAGCGCAAGAAGGAAAATAAAACGGCAGCCAAGACAACCAAAAAGCCGGAGGAACCTGGCGAAACCGGTGACACGGAGAGTGGCACCGACAACGACGTTAAGTTTTAATCTGAGAAAGGAGGAATAGCGGATGTCCTATACCTCAAGAGGTACCTTTCTGGCTTCCGCAGCCCGTACTACTTCTGGAAACAGCGGAGCTATTGATTTATCATATGCTGATGACGTTCTGGTTTTTCTGAACGTCACTGCTGCAACCGGTACCAGTCCGACCCTGGATGTCAAGGTCTATACCGTGGATGACGACGGTACCGAGTATGAGATTGCCGCCTTCACTCAAAAGACGGCTGTCGGCAAAGAGGCAAAAGCTATCTCTGTATTCGGTAGCAAACTGAAGATTGGTTACACTATTGGTGGCACTACACCATCCTTTACCTTTGCCGTTACCTATATTGCCAAGACCATGGCCGCTTAAGCCGGGGCTAAAAGCCCCTGGCTTTTACTGTATTGTGAGGTGCTTGCAAAATGCCGAGAATGCAAAGGACAGAGTTTTTTCAACGAGCAAAAAAACACGGGTATGACCACAAGAAACCCAAAGGTAAAAAAATGACTCTTCAAGGTCGGAGCAAGTTCAGGCAGGAACTGATTGACTATTTCAAAAGCCCGGAAGGTCAGGACGATATTGCCCAAGCTCCGATGTGGCTCAGGGATAAGTCACCTGAGGAGATAGCGGAACTGCTGATGCAGGAGGTGGACTAAATGGCCAAGACAAGATTGCAACTCAGGACAGCTGTCAGGGCAAATCTGCTTGAACCCACACCGGCCAGGTGGTCAAATGATGACCTGAACCGGTACCTGGATGACGCCCAGGATAACCTGGCAGAGGTGAGTCAGACCACAAAGCTTGAAACCGTTGCGGTAACGGCAGGTACTGCAACCGCCACAATTCCGTCTACCATCCTGTCAATCAGGTGGCCGATGTACTGGGAAGATTCCGCAGGCACCAGGTCAAAAGTGAGGCTGTCCACCCGGGCAATGCCAATCGATTCTACTACCACCGGCCGGCCGCGGTGGGCATGGCTGAACGGTAATGCTATAACACTATGGCCGAAGCCGGCCGAGAACGGCGGTCTCTTGATCCGGGGGGTTGAAAAACCAATTCCTTTTGCGGATGATAATGCCACATCTGTTTTAAGAGACTCTGACGAGGCCTTAATCGCTTACGCAACCTGGAAGGCTTACGAAGTAGATTACGACCCGCAGCGCAACGTCTGGCGGGAAAACTACCTGACCAGGAGAGCCGAATATGCCGCCCTGGAGCTTAGCCGTAGCCCCCAGGGGGCGCAGATAGAAGATGCTTACGGCGAACTGGATGATTTACCCGATACTCCCTGGGATTACATCTATTAAAGGGGGTTGAAGCATGGCAAGAAGAAGGGCAAACCAATACTCTGACGAACCGCTGGTAGGGCGGTTAGTGGACTTCAGCGGCGGCCAGAACGACGCCATCCACCCCGCCCTGCTTAACGACAATGAAAGTAAGAAACTTCAGTGCGCGGACCTGGAACAAAAGGGGGCACTGAAGCCCTGCAAAGGCTCCGCGAACCGGTATTCATCAACTTTCGACAGCAACCCCGTGATTGGTCTAGGGGCTTTATATAAATCTGACGGCACAACCCGGCTGGTTGCGGCGGCTGGGACGAAGCTTTTCAGTGATATTCCTCACCTAATTAAGGTGTTTGACACCCAAGCGGACTTTGTGAGCGGAGTGACGAAATGCAATATTGATACGGATTCCGTCCCCGGCAGTATAAAGCTGGCCGCAAAAGCAACTGATGCTTTTACCCGTGCTTCAGTGGCCTACAACGACGACGGCACGCAGGTGGCAAGCGGAACGCCGAGGTACAAAGACCTTAAGAAAGTTTATATCGAAGACGCCCAAGTCGATTTTGCTTCTGGTACATTGACTCAGGCAACGGCTACGGCGAGTGGGGATTTGGTGCTTGCTCAAGATGGTACTAATTACTCCAAAGCCGAGACTACCCAGGCAGACTTTGTTACTGGTACGCTGACTAATGTGGTGGCGACAAGTGCGGGGAATTTAGAACTTTTACCCTCCTTACCTCTACAAGTTCAAGATGATTTTTCATCATTCAATTCTACCATATGGGCGTTAAATGGTGCCGCTGCTTATACTTCAGGGTATATTCGGCTTACTCCTGCAGTAAATGATGTCTATGGTCATTTAGTTTACTCCAAAGACGTTCCACCTGATAATTTTGTTTGTGAATTTGACCATTGGGCTGGTGGCGGAAGTGGAGCCGATGGAACACTATTAATTTTTGGAGCTGATAGTCCAAGCCTTATTGGTATACAAAATGGTTATTATATTATGATTGATGAATTTCAAAACCCTGGCGACCCAAGTGCAAATAATATACACCTAGTTTCAATTTTGAATGGAGTAGGAACAAAAATAACAGCTGTATCTTTACCATTTGATGTAGATAATTCGACAAGGCGACGTATTAGAGTTGAATCAACTAATGGACGTATTAAAGTTTATATAAATGAAACTTTATATCTTGATTATACAATTACTAACTTTAATACTACTTATAAGAAGTTCGGTTTTCGTGCCCTTACAGGTGGTTTAACAAATGAACATTGTATAGACAATGTATCACTTTGGTACGGATATGCTTCTTCTGGCTTTCGCCTCTCCCCCGTTTATGACATCAGTCCCGTCGACATAGCGGCGAGTAGCACCATTTCCTGGAACGCCACTCTGCCAGCTAATACGAGCCTGACCGTGGAGACTAACCTTTCCTTTGACGGAGGCACGACTTGGCAAGGTTGGCAGACATGTACAAGTGGCGGGTCGATACCAGGCATTACCAAGGGTACTAACATCAGCAACGCCAAGATTCAGGTGCGTCAAACTCTGAGTACCACCAATACTACGGTTACGCCGCAGTTACACGACCTTACCATAAGCATTGTTTCGGCTTATAAGACCAGCGGCAACCGCGTTTCGTCTTCGGTTCCCGTTGGTCTTCCCGCGTCGGCACAGTTTTCCCTGATAAGCTGGACTGCCGATACGCCTGCGGGCACGAGCATGGGCATAGAAATTTCCTGGGACGGTGGGACTACCTGGGCGGCCTGTACTAATGGTGCGGCATTACCTGGAATAAGTGGACGTAGCTTGATTAACTCCAGCTTCCGTTTGCGGGAGAGCCTGTCTACTACGGATATTGCCGTAACGCCGAAGTTAAGTTACCTCAAGGTGGAGATTACGAGCAATTTCGGCCAGGCGGTCTGGATTGAGGAAGGGACGACAAACCTCTTTCCTGTTGACAAAGCTCAATCTTTTACTGCCGCCTGGACTAGCGGGACTTTGAACGGTACCTATACCGTGTCTATTAAGGCAGGGACTGGTAAGCTGGTGTTGAGCGGTGGAGCATCAGGAGAGGTAAATGTTGGCGGTAGCCTTGCTTTCACGGTGAACAACGCTGCCGTTACATTCACGCCTTCAGGCGGGACGCCGCAACTGGCGCAGCTGGAGCAAAAGTCTTATGCCACCTCTTGGATTACTGGCGGTTCCACTCGTTCCGCCGACAACCTCAACTACACCATGTCCAAGCCGCTCCCGATGCGGAATGCGGGGTGCTTTTGGTGGAAGCCGACTTATAAAAGCGATACCCTGACGCGGCCAATCCAGCTTATGGCGGCGTTCAACACGGCGGCAACGCCCGAGCAAAGGTACTCTATCGAATACTCGAGCGGCTTTTCAGGCAAAGTGTTCCACTTTAAGAAGTACGTCGGTGCTGGGTTTTACGATTGCAATTCCCTCGCGGTTTCTTTTGCGGGAGGTGCTACTATCTTTGTCGCCTGGCTGGACGACCCCATCGCGGGATATATGAAGCTCTGGTACGGTATTAACGGCGCGGCACTGACCGAAGTATCGCTTGTCAACACGGTCCAGATTACCGACGCGCAGAAGGTGTACTGGGGTTGCTACTCCAGTGCTGGCTACGAGTGCGATGGGACAATAGACGCCATACAAGTCATAGATATAGACGCCTTAGCAGTTACGGGAACAGCCTTTGACAGCACCTTCGTAAACAATCAATATAACGCAACTCAGGCACCTACCGCAGGCCCGGCACATCTTCTGTTAGCCAACTTTGACAACACAATAACCGCGGCAGACATAACCGGTGGTGTATGGGTTTCACCCTGGCAGGATGTGAGCCAGGCCGTTGACCAAAACAGCGGCACAATCTTCTGGGAGAGCAACCTGCCGGTGGGGACCTCTCTGGCCATGAAAACACGGAGCAGTGCAGACCAGGTAACGACATCCGCCTGGGCCGCGGCCACAAACGGTGGCCTAATCGCTTCCGCCTATAATACATACTTGCAAATAGCGGCGGTGTTATCCCGGACAGATACGAACCAAAACCCGGAACTGCAAAAAGTCACTGCAGCATATGACGGGACGCCGGCGGCAACTGAATTATTAATCGGACTAACCGCCGGGGGCAGCATGTTCATGGACACTTTGCTTGACACCGGGATTATAGTGAACGGGCTGGATATCCCCAAGAAATACGACGGGGTCAACACCCCAACCGACCTGGGAGGCAGTCCGCCGCGCGGTGAATTTATTGCTGTTCACAAAAACCGTGTATTCATGCTCACAAAATCCAGGTTGCAGTACAGTGGCCTGCTAAACTTTGACAACTGGCCGGTACTGAACTTTATCGATATTGCACCCAACGACGGTGACCGCGGCACCGGCCTGATCAGGACCAGCGATTATTTGTGTATCACGAAAAACCGCAGCGTGCACTTGCTTCTCGGTGACAGCAATGACAACTTTGCTGTAAGGCGGCTGCAGTCATCTACGGGTAATGTGGCTCCCAGATCCCTGTGTCTGGTGAACGAACTTGTGGCCATGGCCGGAACCGACGGCATCTACTTCACCGATTTCGCCAACACAACCCTAACCAGCGAACGGATGAAGACAACTTGGAACGGCCTGAACCTGCGCAGGCTTAACCAGATTGCCAGCGCGTTCTTCAACCATAAGCTCTATGTGGCAGGGCCAAGTAAAAACTCGACCATCAATGATACGGTTATTGTTTTTGACACACTCCGTCAGGCATGGAGTACGATAAAAGGCTGGTATGTGGCTTGCTGGCTGAAGTTCGTTGAAGCCGGGCAGGAAGTGCTGTTATACGGCGATTCCCGGAACGGCCAGGTGGTTGAAGTGGAGAGGGGCTACTCCTTTAACGGAGCCGGTATTGAATTCGAATGGGAGAGTAAACATTTTGACTTCGGGATGCCTGAACGGCTGAAACGGTTTAGGAAGGTCTATCTTGAGTGTACGCCGGCGCTCTCGGATGTAACGCTATATGTCTCGTTTATCGTGGATAACGGGGCACCTTCGGCAGCCATACCGGTGACTATCCCGGGAAGCAACATCGAAAAGGTGCACACTGTGCGTCTACTGCCGTCACAGGTCGGGGTTGTCCAGGGCCACAGCCTGGGCTTTAAAATCACGCAGAACACCCCGAACGCAGTCGTGGGTATACATTCGCTGTCAGTGGAGTACTTCCTGAAGGGAGCGAGGCCGACACTATGAGCTGGTTAGATATTCCGCCTATCAAAAAACTCTCTGAAAAAGTTTTCAATGAAGTATGCCAGATGATCCAGCAGGCCGTGAACAATATAAACAAGCAGAACTTCCGGAACCTGATAAACGGTGATGACATTCTCAAAGAAACGTCTTTGTCAATGAAAAAGCTAAAGCAGAAGAGGTTTGACATTCCTTTATTAACCCTTGCGGCAGCCGCATCAACCACAAGCACAACCGGAGCGAACATGGGCGGGCTGTGGAGGTATGATCCGGCCAATTACTCCGGCGGGACCTGGTACCTGGCCGGCACGATAGCTATACAAAACAATGCGGCAACCGCAACCCTGGAGATACACGGAGCCAGCGCCCTGGGTAGTATAGCCACTATTTCAACTTCCGAAGTGTGGGTGATATCAACGGCACTCACTATGCCCACCGGGGCCACGGATCTGGTACTGAAACTGAAGACCAGCAATGCCACTTATGCAGCTTATGTGTATAATGCCTTTTTGATTTACGTTCCTTAAGATGGTATAATATGGGGAAAGGAGGCGGTAATGTGAAAAAGCGGATTGTTGCGTTGTTGCTGGTGGCCATGTTTGTTTTTGTCGGCATGTCGTATGCTGCTGTCGAGACCGTGGAGGTCATCGTGAACGGCAGGGAGGTTAAAGGAGATGTCCCGGCCCAGATCCTAAACGGCAGGACAATGACGCCTGCCAGGGTAGTTGCGGAAGCGCTTGGAGCTAAGGTAGATTGGGACGGAGTTACAAGGACGGTAACTATCACAAAACCCCCTTCTGGTCCGGTTACAATGTGGGAATGGAATACTCTAGGTATCTATAATGCGATTTTTGATTTTTATGATGTTCTTGAAATGGCCACAGAAGAATTGGGAAACGCTGATTCTTATAGAAACCTGGCTCTTTTCTATATGAAATTTAGCGGGAATGCAAATTTTCAAGACCTACAGGACAGCTATAAAACAATAGATATGCTTCAAAAAATAATCGACGCGTCAAATGATTATATAGATTTTATAAATTCTTTTTCGTCTGATTCAACAAAGATACCGCTCAGTGACATCAACGTTATAGTTGGAGAAATGAGGGAGGCAAAATCAAGTCTAAATTCTTTTATTGATAAAGACCGAACAGTGAAAGACTATCTAACAAAATACTTTAATTCAAACGACCTGCAAGACGGCAAAAAAGCCATTGAAGAAAGCAAGGCCCTTTTAGTTGAAGTAAGCGCCCTTAAAAGAGATATAACAGCAAAAAAAGAAAAATATCGCAAACTAAGAAGTGATTACATGACTGATTTGTCAACCAGATAAAAAGGACTTCGCCAGGAAGTCCTTTTTGATTTGCCGAAAGGAGTGATTCAAATGGCCGGGTTTACTAACCTTAAGTTAACAAACAATCCT